GCCACCAGGGTAGAGAAGGTAGGGAAAGTCCCGACCGACACTACGCCAAAAACCATGCTAGCGTTGCGCTAGCATGGCATTCGTTCCACTCGACGGCGGAGGTCCAGAACAACGGATCCTCCGTCACCGAAGGGCGTGCGCAGTTTTGACCAGAACGGTCTAGCCACGCGCGTCCAACGGGTAGTCGTCGAGTATCTCAAGGCAAACGGTCTACGCGATTCAGCACCGCGTAAGACCGCATAGCTCAGAGCGTTAGCATGCTCTACAGCTCCTAAGGGTTTCTTGTCGAGGACCGAGCGGGATGAAATTTCCCGCCAGGACCAAGTCTGGATATCCCTTCGCCACCTAACCCACGGTGACGTCATGGCTAAGTCTAGAGGCACTGAAAAACAAGTGTCCCCGGGCTCAATACCCGGCCGGAGCAATTCCGGCCGAAAGGTACGCAACACTTCGCGAGTCTCCTCAAAAAGGATACTCGTTGCAGCGGAGCGCCATGTGGAGTTGTGAAGAGAACACAGCTGACGGATGTCAGTTATGCGTTCCTTCAAGTACACAGGACGGACGTCCTGGCCTTGATACCAATCCCGCCCGCAACTTTCGCGGAAGGTTCCAGTCACGAACGTTTTATCCTCATTGGTTTTAAAGCCAAGGTCTCGTAATCTTTCGATTACGAGGAGGGCAACGTTTTGTGGGACGATAATATCGTCGCCGTAAACGGCAAAGGAACCAGCGCGGCCTCCGGTCTCCCGGAGAGCTGCGTGACAAACAGACGCAAAGACAAGCGTCTGAAGCGGGAAGCAAAAGCCATTACCCATGGAGCAAAACTTCTCATAACGATAATCTTGCCCTTGGAGGTTATACCACGGAGACCGAACCGAGCTTAAGAACTCGAACCAGTCAGGTGGTAATAGATCGCGTACAACTTCGGTAGCTAAGCTATCCGATGCCGCTGCGAGGTCTATTGTACAGTACGGATTAGGCCCTCCCAGAGATCCGGCGTATGCCAAAATCTGGTTAGGGGTCTGGTCCGTAAGGTCGATGTTTACTTTGCGCAATAAACGGCGCATTTCGATGTCGATACCTTTCTGAACATAACCATTTAGCAATGGCTCCACCGCAATACTGCGGTGTGTTTTTGCTGTTTTTGGTACGAATGTAATGTTGTTACAGTTCGTAAGCTCTACCTTGTGGTTCACGAGATCCCGAAATAAATCAGGGTCGTAACACTTGATTGCACCTGGGAGGATGCAGTCTCGAGCGTGAATGTTCATCCACAAGGCCGTCATAGCGTACGGAAGCGCCGTAGGTGTACAAGACCAACTGTCAGCGAAAAGTTTACGCTTAAGGTTGGTAGCATTACCATGTACACCTATAGAGGCGCCGGCTGTAAAGTCGCACTTGTCCATTATGCCCGAGTAATCGGGTTCCGGTCCTAAGACCTTCATAATGAACGCTCGCGAGTCCGCCCAGAACTGGGCATTCGGATCGAAACGTTTCCGTCTCGCGCGAGCTCGTTGATTTACCCTTTTGCACCGATGTTCTGATGCAAAGAATTTACGGACGGCGGCACCCTCGGGATCAATCCCGGGAATTTCGCTATCTGTAAACGGGTATTTCTTGATGAGTGCGGCAATCTGAGCGTCGGCGAAATACTGCGCCGGTGTGTGATACTGCTGTGGACACGGACGCTCAGTCCAGTCCAGAAGCAACTTCCACTGCCGGCTACGGATGTAGCCTAACAGCTTGGTCGCCTCCGGGTGGTTACAGCTCCTGAGATAAGCACTGACTATCTTTGCGTAAGCATCGACGTCAGATATAGCTAGCCCGGTTTCAATACCGGGTTGACTCTTCGGGGTAGACATAACATCTCCTCAGTTGTTGAATCGAAATCACAAGATATACCTGTGATGACGTTACCGGGATTCAGAAAGATAAGAATCCCGGCGATGATCGCGAAAACTAATCGCGTAGCCCAAGGATCTGGAAAGCCCATCATAACACAGAACGACCGAAGGTCGTTTACTGGTTAATGATATGGGACTTGACCAGGTTCTTGAAGGCGGCGGTTGCCACAAAGGCGGCCACATCATCAATCAACGAGTCAATCTCAGCGGACGCAGTGCCGGCGGGAATCGAGCAGCCCAGATCAAGGATCAGATCTGTGGCCAGCTGCGACGTACCGTCGGTTGCAGAACGTGTGAGCTTCAGGCGGCTCTTTGATTTCGCCGTACCGTTGTCGACATTGGATGCCGCAGTTCGGTACAGGTCCACGTAATCCGCAAAGGATGCCGTGTTCAAAGGGCCAAGGTAGCGATATGCATCGCTGCCACGAGCAACGTCATTAGTATATGACTTTGCGTTAAGGGTAAGAGACATTTCGTCCCTCCTATTTTGGGTTAGGGCTGGAATAGGGTTTCAACGGAACTTCTTCCGCAGTAACTGACTACTCAACGCCAGGGAGTCGATTAATCGCGCAACACCTAAATCACCTGTGATGGTGATCGGATTATACGCGAGACCGACGTTTATACCTGGAGCCCGGGTTTTAGTTAAGGAGTTATAATACTCCAGCGTAAGGTTGTTATTCTCGACCACGCGATAGCCGTAGGTATCATTACCTCCTGCGGCCCACCATGATGTTCGTATGGTGTTCGCGCGCTCGGTCGTAACTGTCCATGATCCCAACTCTTTCACCCCCATCCTAGGGGTGATCGCCGATATATATGAACCTATATTGACGAACCAATCGACCACAAAAGACCAGGGTACCACCTCCCATGCTGCGGAGGGGACATCCTGGAGACGTACACCGAAAGTATCCGGTGATCGCGAGTATTCGTAAAGAACGCCCGCACGTACATTGATGTCACGCTTAGTTTCGTGAGTATACCTTACGGTAGACCCATTCGACTTAACGATATCATTCGTGTACGAGTCTGTCGAGTAATCAGCAGCGTAGCCCCTTGCAGTTTGTCGCTTGGGGCGGTGACCGCTAACCACTTCTTCGATGGCCTTAATAGCATTTTGGCAGTCACTGACGATCGGGCGCACCGCGTAGCGGTACGTTAACCAATTGTCAGCGATGAAATAGAACAATTCCTTGTTCTTCTGTCCTGATTTAGCGTGCTTTTTGCGCGCCGTCTTCAGGAACTTCTGCCAGCTACTGATAGGATTACGGAGAAACTGAATGGTCTCTCGCAATTCCGCCAGAAACACCGCGCCCTCAAAAGTGGGGTCGTCGACGTTGGCGGCTGCTTGAGTACCAGCCAGGGTCCGCAGGTTACCATAATTGAACTTCGGTCCTATATGGTTAACCGGAGCAACATGGAATGAGAGGCAATGCGGGGATGTTCCCCAATCTTGCCGATACTGACACGGTTTTGAACCCGCAGCAGTTCTCACTACATGGTACGACATACCGCTAAGATCTAGCGACCGGTCGTATTTAGTCTTCGTCATTTGATTGACGAAAACCTCTCCTTTTGCTACACGCGCCTTAAAGTTCGGCACAACGACATCCGACATAGCCTCAAATTCTCCTACTTGGTAGTTGAACGGAAGGCTGGCCCAAACGGTGCTAGTAGAGCATGAATCAAGTCTCTGCTGGCCCGAATAGGTGTTCGGAGTAAAATTCGTCATTGTGTTTGTCTTCACTCTATAGCGCATATGTAGTTCCTCGCAGTAATGCTAGGTAAGTTGAAAGGATAGGAGCGTTTACCCAGTGCTTTTTAGGCACTGAGGACGCACCAGGCCGTTAGGCCTGTTCAAGCCCCG